TGAATTTACATCGGTTAAATCATTCAATGATGATAAATAATATTGATTTACCAAAGTATTTTTTGGACAACAAAACTGGGTTGAATAATATAATAAATCACTATCACCAAATTCCAAAGTATATTCCGGATCAAATGGATCATCATACATACCACAATAGATATATGAATTTAAATATAATGTATTAGGTCCAGCTATTGTTGGATCTGTTGGAACATTTCTTAATATGATTGCTGATTGAGTATAACCTCCACCAGGCAGTAATGTTCCTGTTGTATCAATTTTTTTGGAAAATAAAATTCTTGGTTTGATCTTAACCGGTGTTAAACCATTTGATGAATCAATATCACAAAAGAACGGAGCAACCAAACTACCAACTTTTGATAAATATTTGTTTGTAATTATTGTGGGGGAAATTGATAATTCTAATTTCTTTTCTTGTGTTGAAAAATCATTGATAAAATCAACTTGATAATCCCCATAAATAGAATCTTTTGATTCCTTATAAACTTTGTTATAATAATCTTGATCTTCCTTATAGGTAAAGATGTAAGATTTAATATCCAATTCACTCATCGGTGTTTGGACTATATCTTCGTTATAATCAAGTTTATAAGTCCAGTCCTTAACTTTTGGTTTAGATGAAAAGAAATCATCTCTTGGTTCAATTATAAGATTTCCAGGTTGTGTTGGATCATCATAAACTATAAGGTTAAACATCTTAACAACATCCAAGAATAAATCTTTCATTTTTAAATTCGGCAACATATCCGTCAATTTCAATGGTGTATTGATTGAATAGAATGTTGTTGTTGATGGTTTAATTTCAAGATAATTTAATTGTTGATTGTTTGCAGCAACAACCGGCATGAAATAAATATTTGGTGTGTTGGATTGCCAATTCACACTTGTTGGATATAAAAATTGTAATCTTACTCTAACTTGTTCCCCAGTATTCAACCATACATTAGGAATATTTAAGTTTAGATTCAATGGTGTTGGATCTAACCATCTTCCCGGTAATAAATTCGTATTTGATGGGGAAAAAGGTGTTCCTTGTTGATTTGATGTTTGTAATAAATATGTTTGTCCATTTGTTCCTACTTTATAAATTGAAACAACATATCTTAATTGACCTGATAACCACCTGAAACTTGAAAGATTTTGACTAACATAAAATCCCTGCATATTCAAGTTTAAGTTAATTGAGTAATACCCTGATGTTATTGTTGTATATCTACAAATGTTTTGACTTGATCCGTTTGTTGTCCATTGATTAAGTGGATCTTGGAATGGTAATTGAGTTGTTCCCCCAGTTTCCAAATTAAAGTTCATCCACCATTTTCCATTTGTATCATTATTCCACCAGTTATTAGTTTTACTCATCGCAGGTCCTAATGGTGTATATCCTGGTAATCCAGGAGTTAAGGTTGTATATGGAGGTGCTGATCCTGTTGAAACACCGACATTTGCTGCTGCTTGAAAATAACTACTCAATGGGGTTGGAAGTCCGGGTTGAGATGCTGAAAAATTGATATTTGGATTTATACCAACTCTTAAAGTATTTGTTGATACCATATCACTTGTGTATTGTGCTGATTCAAGTGGCATGATTAAACTTCTAAAATAAGGTGAATCAAAGAAATTAGATGTATAGGTATATCCCGCAAACTCAAACAATTTATCCATTAATGTTTTTAGATAAATCGCTGGGTTTAAGTCCATTGAATTAAATATAACTTGGTTTCCGTTGAATTGTGATTGTCCATTTACAACAATTGGATATATGTATCCTGTTCCCTGTTGAACTTGTGTTAAAATACTATTAACATAAATTAGATTTGAAAATGAATTTTTAATTGAATTAACATTTCTAATATGGTCATATTCATCAAGTCGTAATTGATTTAAATAATAATCTGCTAATGATATAATTATATTTTTAAATACCCCCGTTATAACGACCTCAAAATCAACTTGTTTTTGATTTGTTATAATGGAAAGTAATTGAATGTTTCCAAGAAATATTTGTTCATCATTTATCTTAACCTCAACTGGTAAAGATTTTTTTGGATTATAAGATGAATTGGATATATCAATATTTATCTCTTGGATTTGTTTGAAGTAGTCCTGATTTATTTTTGTTCCAGGTAAAAGAATTGTCTTGGAATAAGATGACTTCTTTTGTGTAATATCTTCAATATCGTCAATTTGATATGTGAATGAAAAATCTAAATTGTCGTAAGTATCTAATATTATACCATTAGATATAATTTGAAATTGATTGATTTGTGCCATAATTAAAATCTAAACTCATTCCATGATACCATCACATTAAAAGTATATGAGTATATCTGTTCTTGTTTATCTTTGTATAATTCAAGTTTATTGTCTAGGAGTTGTGCTCCATATAGTCGGTTATCTGGGGTTTGAATATAGACACTGGTTGATTGTATTAAATCTTTCATTAAAGGGACTTCAAATTGTTTTAACCACCCTGAATTAAGGGTATAACTTTCTTTTGATCTTGAATAAAATGTCTTTTCACCCCTTCCATAATCATCATAACTGAATGTATTGTATTCCCATGTCCCGTCGTATTGATAATATGATTTTCTTTCACTTTCAATAAAGTCCCTTGAATAATAAATGAATGGATATGATACAAATGATCCATACTGGTCCTTCCACATAAGGTGCCAGATCTCATACATGGAACAATCATTATTAAGTTCAAAACATTTCTTTTCTGTTCTTTGAATTGTTGTTCCTATTGGAACATCATATCCATATATTTCATATGTTGATACATTACCCGAATATGAACTGAATGTTCCAGTAATATCAATATAAGAAGTATTTGATATTTGGTTAAGTCCAATGGGGGCATAAAAATCTAATTGACCTACTGTATTTTTTGGTAATCTTATTTTTCCAAGTAAAGTCCCACTTGAATTATAAAACGACCATTCAATTCCATCCAGTAATGATGCTGATGAGGTATGAAATAATAAGAAACCTATTGTTGATGGTTCAATTCTATAACATTTTCCCGTTTCAAGTATTGTGGGGATTTTGTTTAGATTTGCGTTTCTACTTTGAACTACATAAGGGTCAAATGCTGTAATTGAATAATCAGGTCTATTGATGTGAGCGTTATAAATACAAAATGAATTATAACTTTCATATCTTGTTAGTTGTTGTGGTAATTGACTACCTGGATATGTGATTGTTCCACTAATAACAGGTGATGATCCACCCCATGCTAAATTGGTTGTAATCACAACTCCATAAGTGGTTGCTGTATAAATGTTTGTGATTATTGCTGTTGTATTATAATTTGGTTGTGGTTGTCCCCATATTGTTCCTGATTGAATTAAGGTTGATACGAATGGTTGCCAAGTGGTTAAACTTGTTGATGAGGTTGCTTGTCTAACTGTTGTATTACCATTATATGTTGTTGTGTTTCCTGCACTTTGAACTGTTAAAGGTTGTCCTGCTGTAAATCCGTGTGTTTGATTTGAATTATAAAGTGCATACCCACTATTATTTGTAATTGATGAATAACTCCACGCAACCGGATTTTGTTGAATTTGAATAAGTTGTCCCACTTGAAATGGGATACCAGTTAAAGATGATAGTGATGAATTATAAAATCCTACTGTTCCCCCTGATACAAATAAATTATCTTCAAAATTGAATTGATATTGTGCTTCACTACCCATCAATAAACCAAAACATTTCTTGGTATCTGGTCCATCATAAATCAATCCATAATTTACAGGTGTTCCAGTAAGGTTTTGTGATACAAGATCTTTCATAACATTACTCATATCCAATTTTCCATAACCATCTGGATCTGGGGTTAATTTCCATTTGTAATATTTGGAACATCTTAAAGGATATGTTCCAACAGGTGAAGATAAAAATACATTCACTATAAATTGTGTGGTTGATACAATTGATATGATATTATAATAACCGGTTAGATTATCATTATTATTATAGTCATTGATTAAAATACTATCCCCAGTTTTATAATTATGTGGGGTTGATGTGGTAAATTTTGTTAATAACTGACCTTGATATGTTGTTGTAATTGCTGTTGTAATGAATACATCATCATAAACCGCATTTACAATATATTTAAATTGTGTTTGAGCACTAAAATCTGTATCAAAAACTTTTACAGGAATTGCTGAATAAGCCGCCATATATTCATGGGGTAGAGTAATTGCTGAATACGACATATTATAATAATTATTTTAATTAAATATTTTAAATAAAAAAGTGTTTTTATTTAATCCCTCTAAATACTTCTTTTGCCATTTCAATAAAATCTTGTGCGACATCCTCTTCAAATATTCCAAGTTTTAATTTTCTTTGGAACTCCAATTCATCAATTGTTTTCTTTAAGACATTTGTTGGTTTGATACCTTTACTAAATATTTTATTTCTTATTTGATATAAATATTGTTGTGGAATACCTTTAATATTCATCCAATTTGAAATTACTTGAATTGGTGGTTTTTTTTGATGATATGAATAGGGGGTATTATATTTTCTTATAGTTCCAGAAACCCCCTTATCAACATATTTTAAATATGATTCACTATTAATAACAAGAACATCATTGTTGTCCTGTTGTTCTACTTTAAAATTTATTGACTTAATTAGATTACCTGTCGCAGATTTATTTGCTGTTGTTAGATTTTCCTTTAATACTTTTGTAATAAGGGACGCGAACTCATTTAGAGTTTGTCTTTTTACCAATCTTTGTGCCATCCACTTTTGTTTTAATTTCTAATATAACATTTTCAAGTTCAGTAATTCTATTTTCCATTCTGTCTAATCTTTGTTCTAATGGACTTTTTTGTTCTTCTTGGACTACTTGTCCATCTTTGATAATTCTAATTCCCATAATCTAATATTTATAAAAATGATGGTATGTAATTTGGACATGGTATGGAAACATTCCAACAACAAGAAATGGTTGATATTGTTTCTCCAACTCCTAAACTACCTGATACATCTATTGTATAATTTTGTTGTCCCACTGGGAATGTAAATGTTGGATTTAATATTGTTCCTGTTGATCCTGTTAATAACAACTCTCCGGTCCAAGCACATTGATTATTTGTTGGATTAACAAACCAAGTTGTTCCCCAACAATCTACTTGAACTTCCTGTAATGTATTACCTGTAATTGTTGATGTAAAAAATTGATATAATGGAACTGGTGATGGTGTTGGTGTGGGGGTTGGAGTAGGGGTTGTTGTTGGTGTAGGTGATGGTGGAACTAATGTAGTTGTGGTTGTTGTTGTTCCAACAGGTGATACAGGTATAATACAATTCACTTGTTTTAATTTGAATGTAAGGGTTGCTAATATCCCGGTTGATTTATCTTGTGTTTCATCTATAACTGGTAAAAATGATACATCACTTGAAAATAATACTCCATATTGTCCCCAGTCCTGTTGTATTTCTGTAATTAAATCTTGTAGATATTGGACACAATCACTTAATATTTCTTGTGAGTTATCACTATTAAATCCATTTGTATCAAAATAGTTTGGTTGGATATTTATTTTATCCATAAACAAAACTGAAAATGAAAACTGGGGGACTGCTGATCTATTATTGTTTTGTGTAGATATTACGGAGTTATCATTTAAGGACACCCACATATAAGGAAAGTTCATTTGACGACTTGTCCCTATGTCGTATGTTTCACCAAATCCAAAATCTTTTAAAAAGAAATGTCTGGATTGAAAATCATTAAACCATGTTATAAGTTGGTTTAGTGTTATTATGTTTGTTATAGACATTATAATTTAGTTTTATCTTTTATATCTTCAATATTTTTAAAATAACTTAACCAGTTAAGAGTATGAACATAATTCATTTCATATACCTCATCTTCTTTAAGTTTTAGTTCCATCATCAATCTATACACAAAATCCAACCAGTAGTATCTTTCATCAAGTTTCTTGTCTTCCCCTAACTTCTTTTTGAACTTGGATTCTTTTTCTTTTTGTTTGGTTTTTGTAAAGAGACCTTGGTATTGTTGGTGGATAAATTGTTTCCAGTTAAAAAAAAAACAAAGACATTATTTATTTCACTTATTTTTATTTGTGAAAACATTGATTTACGACTGAATAAATCTGTTGTAAATCTTTCAATCTTATCTTCTTTTTTCTTTCTTAAAAAAATACATAACAATTCTTCCATACATTGAATATAATTGTTGTTATGTTTCTTTAAGATGGTGTCTATTGATATAATTTCCCCAGCGGTATATTTGTTATAGTCAGTGTATAAATAATACTTCTCATCGTTTATTTCAACATAATCTATATTGGTTGATGTGATTGGTTCATATATGAAACTTAATTGATCCATAAGAGATTTAAAATCATCAAGGTCCATAAGATATAAAATATCTTTATCAATCCCGGTTAAAGAGTTTAATATATCAAATGAATACATAAGGTTATTGTCTTCACTCTGGGGAATTGAATAAAGTTTCTTATATTTTTCCAATGTAATTTCGTCCCACGATGTAGGGAAATCATATTGTTTTATTTCATCATCAATTGTAATTTCAATACTAATCATATTTCTTTGCTTTTTCTACTAAACTCCAAAACGCTCCCGTTAATGTTAGAACACCCCCTATAATCTCTGTGATTGTTGTTTCATCAATGAATCCTTTTGCTACTAACAAACCACCAACAAATGTTAATGTATGTCTTAATAATCCTAATACTTGGTCCTTTTTCATAATTTTTATTATAAATATATTGTTTATTGTTTTTGTTTTTATAGAAACTTAATAAATGGAGCTCTACTCGCTTCTTGTCGTTGTCCTAATTTCATCATACAAATATATCTTAACGCATCCAGTCCATGATTCCAAGAATCAATGGGGTCGTTAGTATAACCCCCATCTCTACTTTTTTTCCACATATATTTTTGTAGTTCTTCTAAAAGATTAACACTTCGTCTTGTAATATAAAGTTTTTGTTGTTGAATTATTTGAATACCATAATTTATACTATCTCTACCCTTTTCAACTGGTTTGATATTAAATCCATATTTCTTTATTTCTTGAATTGATTTTGGTTCTGCGGAATCTGCGTAGATCTCTTCTTTAATTCCTAGTTGTTTCATTTGAAGGGATAACTCACTATTCAATAATCCTTTTTGATATATTATTTCATCAGCAATAATCGTGTCGTTATATTTGTATAGGCCGATGAGTGCTAATGGATCAACTGAATAACCGAAATCTAACCCGTATCCAAGAAGTTTTGCTTCATCTGGGATTACATCTATGATTTGATAATCATTATACACATTCCCTTCTATTTGTCCTGTAAGACCATCTAAATATACATTACACCAATTCTCCCAGTATGTAGAGGTTTTTGCTTTTTCCCTATTAAGTTCCAACATCTTAACGACATCTTTTGATAATGATTCGTTATCTTTATATGTTAGAATAATAAAGTCAGTATCTTCTTGTCCTATAACTTCTGTGTTGATCCAAAACTTTTGTGAGGGGTTGTAATCTAAATAGATTTCACCAGATGTTCTAATCGCTAATTGAAGGTAAGATTCATAGTCAATGGAATTACACTCATTAATATACAATATTTGTCTTCGTCCCCCTCTTAATTTTTCTTCACTATCTGCACTAAAAAATTCAATATAACTACTATTTGAAAAATCATATCTCAATAGGGTTTTATTATAATTATTCATTTGATACCTATTTGTATCTTTCATAATCTTTAAAAAATCTTTGAGACATCCCCTTCTTAAATGGGGTATTGATTCACTAACAATTGAAACTTCTGTTCCTGGAAAACGAATACATTTATCAATAAGAAGAATTAGAATCGCTATTGTTTTACCTGCTGATGATCCCCCTTGTATGACTTTAATTCGGTTCTTTAATTGTCTTATTTTTTTTAATGCGGTGGTTTGTTTGTAATTCATCTTTTACAATCTTGTATATTCTTTTGGTTTCTTCTTCTGCCCATGAAATAATTTCTTCTTCATTTTCCATATTGTAATCATGGATATAAAACGACTGATGTAATAATTCGTGGTATATTAAAGTAATTGTATCAAGTTCATTATTACATCTATTTAAATTGATAAAAACATATCTGGGGGTAAATCTATTATAGATCTGTTTGTCCCCATTGTTCCACAACCAATGTCTCGGTATTTCATTATTCATACCGGATATGTATGAATCTTCTTTGGTATTTGTATATCCAAGACAAGAATGATAATCTAATCCATGTAGATAATTTGAATTGAAGTATGTAAATAAATCACAGGGGTTATAAGATAAACAAAGTTTATATGTATCAAAATTAAATGTCTTCATCTGGGAGTAATGGTTGTTCTGTTATTGATATTTCTGTTTGTTGTTTATCACTTTGACCTAATCTTTGTTTTCCTAACCAGATCAACATTCCCCTATCTTTATCATCAAGTGCTGCTTCAAATTGTTTTTGTTTTAACCTTGCGTTTCCTTTTGAACGATTTTGTCGTAAAAAATCTGTAAAACCGATCTTTAAATCACTTTTACATCTGTTGTATAGTGTTTCACTATCACACCCGAAATGAGCCGCTACTTCCACACCATCACATCCCGCTTCAATCAATTTACCAGCTTCTTCCCAATCTATGTTTGCTTTTGGTCTTGGCATATTCTTTTTTTTTAAATATTTTATTTTGATGTATGTTTTAATTACCAATATTTAATTATGAAATGTAATATCACATACCAGAATAGTATGCCCAAGATTGGATAAATAAAAGGACATATTTTTTCTATCATTTTAATCTTTCATTTATTAAGTTATAATATGATTTGTCTTTTTCTATCATAACATATTTTCTATTATGTTTTTTTGCTACTAAACCTGTCGTCCCTGATCCAGCAAAACAATCTAATACTATATCATCTTCTTTGGTTGATAATAACATACAGGTCTCAACTAATGCTGTTGGAAAACCAGAATGTCCGTATTGTGATTTAGTTTCTTTTCTACCAAAATCATTTTTGGATACTTTATCCCCCTGATTAAAAGGTATTTCCCATACATTACCAACATTCTTTGTTTTAAATATATTTGGATTTTGGTTATATGCCGCTTCTTTATTTAAATCAACCCCTGCTGATGTTTGCCTTAACATAAATACATATTCTACCTGATTGGTTAGTTGTCTATTTGAATTACAAGGTTGTTGATTAAATCTATACCATATAATCGTATCGTGTAATTTATACATCAACTCTTCTGTTGCTATATTTAATAATTCAAATGCTCTTGTTGAGACCTCACTATCATTAATAACATTTAACCATAATGTTCCTGTTGGTTTTAATACTCTTTTACATTCTTTTAACCATTTAACACTCCATCTAATATATTGAGCGTAAGAATTAAAATATGCTTCATAAGCAAATCCCTTCCAATATGGAGGTGATGTGATTATACAATCAACACTTTCATTATCCATCTTTGATAATTCTTCAATACAATCTCCGTGTATAATCATTTCTTAAATTGTCTGTATTGTTCAAAATTGTTTATTCTTGTTTCTGCGATGTTGAAGTAATCCTCGTCCATTTCCATTCCAATAAACTTAAATCCTTCAAGTAATGCTGATATACCAGTAGAACCTGAACCCATATACATATCAAGGACTACGCCGTTTGGTGGTGTTATTAGACGACATAAATAAGTCATTAGGTTTATTGGTTTTACTGTTGGGTGTGTATTCTTATTTGGTTGTGTTGTTTTACCATCTAATGATGCATCTTGTCTAAAATGATATGAACCACTTTTCTTATCCTTAAACTCATCTAATCCCATATTTCGTTCCTTCTTTGATACTTTGGCTGTGTAAAAGAACCTTGACGCACCACCTTTATCATCAAATCCTCCACTCATAGTATTACCATCATCATCTTTTTCTTGCCACATAGTATTATTTTTCTTAAAGTTTGTTCTCTTTGTAGTTTTACTAACCCCACTCTGTTTGTCTAAAATATAACAAGGACATTCAGGGTTGGTGTGTGGTTCATCACATATACATTCCAATATGGTATTGGCAGGAAATCTACCTTCTTCTTTACTTACATTTCCTATTTGTTTAGTTCCCCAATCTTCGCTTTGTTTATTATCTTTATCAGTTGTATATTTAGCATTGATTGTATTTTCTTTATCAGCTTCACTAACATACCCTATACGGCAACCATCAATATTTATTCCACCTGTTCCGTGTTTTAATACATTCTCGGCAATTGACTTTTCAGTTAAAGGTTTTCTTGCCAAACATATCAATTCCATAGAAGGTTTTAATGCCGTTCCCCAACCTTCCCATTCACTATTACCTTTGGTTAAAGGTGGTGCGGTATTACTTTCACCAAATCCATCACCATAAATATCACCTCCTTTTCTAGGGCTATTATATCTCGGGTGTATATCGGCTAATGTTCCAACCACTTCTCTTTCATTACCATTTAACTTATCAACAGCCTTACCGATGTTATGACTTTTCGGAAATCCTGAACCATACATATATGAAATACTATCTCTAATCTCAAATCCTGCCAGTTCCATATTCATAACCATATGGTGATAAGTTCTTGTTCCCCCGAATGATAAGACATGCCCTCCAGGTTTTAATACCCTTAAAACTTCTTTCCATAACTCTACTGATGGGACTTCACTATCCCACTCTTTTCCCATAAATCCTTTTGATGCTCTTTGAAATGCTCCATCAGTTCCATATTGGGCTTCTGCTGATCCAGGTTTCCCAAATCTGTTTTTAATACTTGTTAGGGCGTATGGAGGATCAGTTATAACTGAATCTATTGAATTGTCTTCTAATGTCTTAAGGAGTTCTCTATTGTCTCCTTTTAATAATCTTACTTGTTCCATATTATTTTTTAATCATTTTTTTCTTTTTACATTTTGAACACCCTGATTTTTCTGCTTCAACAATATCAACATCAATATCAAAGTTTGATTCTTTTACTAATACTGGTTCTTGGTTTGGTTCAATTGTTTTAATTACATCTTCAACCACTTCTTGTTTATCCAACCAGTTTTTTAACAATCTTTGTCCATGAGAGAGTTGTGCTCTACACTTTAAACATACTGAATAAGATGGATTGAAATTTTCTTTAATAATTCTTTCCATATCCATCACTTGTGATCGGTCCATTGTTCTTAAACTTGTAAGATATTCACAATGTCTTTTAAATTCTTTTGTTATCATAATTCTTTGTCTTTATTATAAATATATTATAACTTTAAAAAAGTTCATCATTTAATAAAAAAAGGGGTAATTAAACCCCTTCTTTCATTGTAAAACACATTAAATCATGGCATTTGTTTTTTGTGTTTATTCTTTTGTTGGAAATCCTTTGTTATCCAAATGGTCTTGAATTTTTTCTAAACGATCTCCTAATTCTTTTGAGTATCCATATTCAACATAATCTACCATTACATTTGTAATTGCCACCAATTCCTTCAATGTTAAACACTTATCACAGGTTGTGCTCCAATCTAATACGAGTTTAAGAGATGATTGTGTTGCGATTTGTCGTTGTGTTTTTTGTTCTAATTTTGCCATTTTTCTTTTTTTTATTTGTTAGTAATTCTTGTTTCTGTTCTTTCTTCCGGTTGGATTATTTCCCCATCTTTAATCCTTGATTCCAACATGGATTCAAATGCCATCTCCATATGGTATCTTTCTTTGATTTTATTTTCAATTAAATAATTGATAAAATCTGGGTCGTTAAG